AACTGGCCCATCATTGTAGAAGGAAAGTCTTTTGAATTAAACGAAGGCGATGCTGTGTTATATGCTGGCTGTAATCAAAAACATGGGCGTCCAGGTACTTATAAAGGTGAAGGCATGGCTCAAGTATTTTTACATTACGTAAATCAAAATGGACCATTTACTCACCACGCATATGATAATTATCTTAAAAAAACAGGTAAAAAAGCTTCTGAAAAAGATAAAAATGAATTTTAGATTATTTGAAATAGTTGAAACAGAAAAATTTCAATTTGTTAGAATACATAAAAATGGAAATGGCAGCGTTTTTAAATGTATTAAAAATAATTTTAAAAAAGAAGACATATTGTATGTTCACCATCTCTCTAAAAAAACAAGGTTTTGTATAATTAGAGATCCTTACGAAAGATTTTTATCCGGTTTAAAATGGGATTTGTGGTTAAATAAAGTTCATATTAAAGATGTGGATATTAAAACATTATTTACCGCTAATGAACATCATCCAAGAAATAGTTGGGTAGGTCATATTAAACATAGTACTTCACAAATTCCATATCTATTTAATGTCCAATGTAGTCATTACGTAGATATGTCTGATATAAATTTATTTTTAAAAATGCATTTTGGAAGTAGTGCACATGAAAATAAATCTAATAGAAAAATAAAATATGATATTGAAAAATATTTAAATAAAGATGAAATTATGAAATATTTACATTTAGATTATTATGTGTATAATAGTTTAAAAAAATCTCCTTTTTTATGGGAGTGGCAACACGGAAAGATATTTTAAATAAAAATGATAAAAATAGTAAAAGATGTTTTAACATTACAAGATTCTTTTGAACTTTATGAAGGAATTATTAATCAAAACATGTGGAATCTTAATAGAGTCTCTACAGAAGGAAAACCAAAAGGAGCTTTTCCAGGTGTAACTTTTTTAGAAAAAGGTGAAATAATATATAACAACTCTTACTGGATTGGATATTTTAATTGTTTATACGATAGAATAAATCAAAAATTAAATGAACAACACAATTTTAAATTATCTAGAAAAATACAGCGTATATCATTAAATGCTCAAAATGATAATCACTACACAGAATTTCATGTTGACAAAGATATTTCACATCACAGTATTGTAGGATTTTTAACACCTCAATGGGCTGAAGATTGGGGAGGTGAGCTAAATATTGAAGGTGAAATATTTAAGTATTCACCTGGAGATTTTGTATTATTTGATTCAAATAAACTACATAGATCACAAGAGATAAAAAAAATACCTTATTGGAGAGTGTCTGTAAGTTACATGATATTAAATCAATAAAATGAAAGATAAAACAGTTAATATAAATAATTTTATAGGAGTGTATGATAATTACATAACAAAAGAAGAATGTAATAAAGCCATTAAATTATATGAGGATCAAAATAAATTTAATAATACGGTAAATAGAATTAGTGGAGAAAAAGCCTCTATATTAAACAAACAAGACCAACAATTTTTTGCAGGTGGTGAAAACATAGATGTATGGTGGCAATCATTAAAACCCATGATGTTTAATTATGATTTAGCGTGGAATCATTATGTTAAAAATACTGGTGCAGATGAAGCCTATGATGGAGGCCCTTTTCATTTTACACAATTAAAAATTCAAAAAACTTTACCTACAGAGGGTTATCATATTTGGCACATTGAACACAACAAAGGTTGGGACAATGAAGCTAGAGCTTTTGTTTTTTCTGTATATTTAAATGATGTAGCAGAAGGAGGTGAAACTGAATTTCTTCATTTTTCAAAAAGAGTACAGCCAAAAACAGGGAGAATAGTTATTTGGCCGGCGGCTTTTCCTTACTTGCATAGAGGAAACCCACCGTTGTCTGGTGAAAAATATATTTTGACCTCTTGGATGATGTTAAGGTGATCAGAAACTTTATCCACGTAGTAGATTCTTTTTTATCTAAAGAAGAAAGTTTAATTTTAATAGATATATTTAAAAATAATAAAATAAAAAAATTTGAAAGAGGTAACTACGAGGCTGTTATTTTAGACACAAAAATATTAAATGATGAAAGATTAAATTTTTTTAATGGTAGAATACAAAAAATTTTAGATCAATATATATCTTTATATCCCGAATTAAAATTTGTCTCTCCTTTTTCACTTACGGAACTAAGACTCAAATGTTGGAGACCTGGTAATCATTTTGACAATTGGCACTCAGAGCACTCTTTAGAAAGCCCTCATAGAATACTTAACTTTATGATTTATTTAACTGATCATGATTGTGGAACTGAATTTTTAAATAAAACAAAAATACTATCTAAAACAGGTAGGTTAGTAATAATGCCAAGTTATTTTACGCATACTCATAGGGGTATGATTTGTCCTGAAAGTAAAGATAGATATATATTAAGTGGTTATTTTAACTTTACGGAGTCGAATACGAAGTAGGTCTTGCCCCTAATCTAGCAATTTTGTCATCTGCAGTTTCATCTACAATATTATCATTATCCCAATCAGATTGTAATTGAGCTAAGTGAGCTGCATCCCATCTAGTGGTAAAGTCTGAAAAATCACCTAAATTTGCATCTTCCCAACTAGAGTGCGAAGTGCCATCTTTGTATTCTACAGTGTCGGTTGGATTTGCTGTTCCATATTGAATAGCCCAGATGTTATCCCATTTAGCTAATCCCCAAAAATCATTATCAGATATTGTGTATGCAGTTCCCGCAGCATCACCGCTTTGTTTAATAACAATTTTGTCTTCGAATACTACTGTCCATGTTGCGTTAGTTGCCATAATTTCTCCTAAGTCTTAATAATATATATTATTGTTAAATATGGTTGTAAAACTGAAGTTGCATCCCCTGAAAATGTTGCACTCATGTTGTGAGAGTGACCACTACCACTTCCCGCACTCCCTGTGTTTCCAGAAACACCTCCAGATTGATATTGACCACTACCTGGATCTCCAGATATATTTTGTGATCTACCACCATTACCTCTACCACCAGGGTGAGAGTGAGATGCAAGTTGTGCTGTTGATAAAGTTGCATTTGCTGTTGATCCTCCAACGTTACCTGTTGAAGTTACAGTGTTTGCTCCTGCTGTTGATCCTAAAGCTTTGTTATTAGATTTTCCAACAGCTACGTTGTCTTGTAAATCTGGAACATTAAAAGTACTTGCACCGTCACCAACTCCATAAGTCGTACCTACAATTGCAAATAATGCAGAGTATGTAGATCTTGAAACTGCTGCTCCGTTACATTCTAAAAAACCTGTTGGAACTGAAGAAGAAGACCACGGCACAATAGTTGCTGTTGGAATTCCTTCGATGCCTGTAAGGTTTGCTCCAGAAAAATCGTATTTTGTTGCTTCGTAATTTGCCATATTATTTCTCCGTGTAAGTCCATCCTGTTGTAGCGTCGCCTGAAAATACTAATCCAAAAGCGGCACCTTGTGTATTTACAACAAGATCTGCTGCTGCATTAGCTATATTAGAAGAGTTTCTTCCAACAGTCAATGCGTTGCTATTAAAATCATAACCTTGGTCTACGAAATGTACTTCATCTCCCGTAGCTGGTGAGGCTGGCAGTGTAATTGTAACTGCTCCACCGTTTGTATTTACTAAAAGTTTAGCGCCTGCTTGAACTGTTTCTGCAGCAGATACCGCTCTCCATTTTCTATATTCATCAGCTTTAACAACGTTAGTTCCATCAGAATATAATGTGTAACAGTTTCCTTCACATAAAAGTACACCTGTTCCAGATGATGTTTTAAAAGTTAAAGTGTTTCCTGCATGATCACAGCCATCTACAACTGTGTAAACTTTTTCAATTGAATCAGGAATAGTTACATTTAAGTTTCCTGCCAATGTTCCAGTTAATTTAATTACTTCGTTTTTACCGTTTGATAATGCACCATTAGTAAAAGTTAAAGCTCTGTTAGCATTGGTTACGTTAAAAGTATCGTAGCCACCAATAGCTTGTTCTAAAATTAATAAATTTGTATTTGTGATTTGTCCCCAAGTTCCCGAGTTTTCACCGGTTGCTTGAACTGTAAGTTTTAAACTTGCTGATGTTGAATTTGCCATATTAAATTCCTTATATCGTTTATTTTATAAAAATAAAGAGTCCGTGTCAAACTCATTATGCAGCGACTTCTACCCACCCAGGAGGGTCAATTGGTGCTGAACCAGTTGGAACTTCATTCCATATCAAAGCATTAACACTATTTAAGTTTGCCGTCAACCCAAATCCAGTAGGGGTAACATCTATATGAATAGCCACCGATACGCTGGCTAATTGATTATTCATAGGAATTCCAGTGACTGCAACCTCTTGGTTTAAATCTGCAACTGCAGTCCCTTGAGCTGCTGTTAATGCGATTCCGGTAGGACTAACAGTAACATCTCCTTGCATTCCTAGGGTTCCTAAAGAACCAGTTATGAAATTGCCAGTAATCATCGTGTCTGGCGCAGGGTCGACTATTCCTAGCGTAGCTTGGGCTACGTTTAAAGTACTTGCCGTAACACTAGCATCAGCAGTAGAAGTAACACTTGCTAAAGCTGAGGTCATGGCAATACCTGTTGTAGACGCTATGACAGAACTACCAGCGTCGCCCCAATCGTTTACATTCCATTGAAGTCTACCCCAACCTGTGGTGTTAAAGGCATCCAGTGTACCAAGAGCCATAGTAGCTCCTATACCTGTCGCCATTGCATCAGGACCAGCGTCCGCAGTTCCTAAATTACTTGTTAAAGCAAAACCCGTAATAGGAGGTTCAACTGCAATAATTATTGTAGGTGAGTTTAGAGTTAAAGTTCCGGTTTGACCATTGTTGGTTGAAGGTGTAGCGTTTGACCCTGCGGAAACTGTAGAGCTTCCTAAATTTGAAGTAAGAGCATCACCTGTTGCAATAAGATTTGCAGCTATGCCCCAAGCATTATCGCCCCAGTTTTTTGCTCCCCAACCTGCATTAATTTCACCAACGGTTGTTTCGTCCCCTAAAGTTGCAGTAAGGGCAATACCCGTAACCTGTGGCGACGGGTTAGCTGAATCGTTCCATTGGTTCTGGCCCCAAAAGCCGGTATTCCAAGTTCCTGATGCCATAGGAGTTTACCTCCTAATTAACCAGAGATTCTTAAAATCGCTGCTGTTGATGTTTGTGCTGGAAACTGAATCGTAAATGTTCCTGATGTAGCTGTTTTATCTGCTCCAAAATCTAAAACACATACGCCCGCATTTGTGGATGTTGATGATGTGTTATAAATTAATGCTCCTCTGGCAGTTAAAGTGACTCCAGTAAATGATCTGTCTGCAAAGTCAACTCTTGCTACACCCGCTGTTAAAGAAACAGCCTGGTTAACTAAAGCTCCTCCACCAGAAGTATATTGTCCGGTGTTTGCAACTTGGTTAGAAGTTGTAAAAGAAGTAGTTGCTGAGTTTAGAGTCGCTGAAGAAGTATAAAGAGCTATTTTAAATTTGTCGCCACTTGAATTTGAAAAGTTAGCGTCGCCTTCCAACAGTTGTTTTTTGAACGTATTACAAATCGCTTGTGTTATAGCCATGTTTTCTCCTTATTGTTTTCCTATTCGAGGAACACCTGCTTGGTATTCATCCCGTCTTCGTCTTCCCATTTGTTCTATGGAAAAGCCTTTGACGGCCTCAACATATTTTTTATCATATAACTGATACATGTCAACGGGTCCTTTTAAGAAACCGTAAGCCTCTGCGAGGCATGCATACAATAAGCCATTGGGAAACTCTAAACTTAGGTATGTAGTGGTATTTGTACTCGATAACCCTGCAGGTTTCAAGATATAATTTAATTGAATAGTGTAAGTTTGATCTGGAGTTGGAGCGACTACTATTCTAGTCTCGTCCCAGTTACTGTAATATTTAGGCACTCCTTGAGCCGCAGCAGGATTAAATTCTGACATAAAATTAACATCTCTATACTGTAAAAAATCCCTATTTTGATTAGTATCTCCATCAGCCAACTCAGAGTCTACAATCTGAGCAGATCTGATTACTAGCAAATTTTGAGGTGTGTCTATAAATCTCGTGCCGGATATTAAATTTGCGGTAACGTATCTTCTGTTATTGTCAGAATCTACATCTCTTAAAATTCTAAATTCTGCATCTTCTATAAATCCATTTACAATAGTTGAAGTTAAAACATTTGAATCTACTTCTGTGTAATCTCTAATTTTTGTAACTAGTTCGTCGTATGTCATGATATATTAATTGTTACACTCCCTATTATCATTAATGCTTGTCTTGCATTGTTAACTGTATTTGGATTTGCGGGCGTCATGCTATTATCAGTAACGGTTTGAAATGCAAAATCTCCAGGCAAAGTTAAGTCAGCAATAATTCCTCCGCCTCCACCAGTTAATAAATTAAATTTTTGTGGTCTTGGATGAGGAAGTCCTTGTGGATCTGCTGAATAAGGTGTTGGTTCTAATTGTGGTTGTTTAGGTTCATACTCTGAAGTATGGACTCTTGCACCATTCCATTCTCTAACCATTTCACGGTATGGAAAAGCTAAACCTGATCGGTCTGAAATAAATAATGCGTATTTTCCTTTTGATAAATTTCCCATAATTATATACTCGGATAGTAAGTTCGAGGAGCAATGTACACACTCGATGAAGAACCATCTTCTTCTAAAGCTCGTGCTAATTCATCCTCATAAATTAATTTTAATTCTTGAATTCTTGGTGCTGCATATTTCATAGATAGATAATATGTTAATCCTGCAACCATGCAAGGTACAAATCTATACGGAACATCAGTAGCGTTCGTATAAGCACCAGCATCTTGTATTCTTTTTTCATAATAAAAATTTATAGCATTTCCATTTTCTGTAGAA